CAGACATGGAGATTCATATAAAATCGCTTATGATCGAGCTTATAGATTATAGACTAAACAAGAATTTATACATAAAAGCTTCAATGGTGGAAACTTGCGAACTTAACTTAGGAGAAATATAATGGAACGATGTGCGAATACCGAGAGTCTTAACAGACACGAAGAGGAATTAAAACAAGAGTCAATCAGACAAGAGGCCTTCAACCAAGAGGTAACAGACGAGTTATATAGCCTCTTTGAAGAGTTAGAGAACAAGTACCAATTGATCGGAGAGAAGTTCGGTTATAGCTCTTATGAGCTTGATACTTTTAAATCACATATTGATAAGGAGTGGTAAATGACTAAAACAAATTGGAAGATCAGACAAAGCTACAAGGGTTACGAGTGTTATTTAAATAACAAGTTTCAATCTATCTGTTTAGATGAAGAGTCGGCACTGCATAGCATATGGGTTATGAGCAAATCAACTAAAAAAGATTTTTATGTTTTGGATGGTGAGAATGTTTATTTGAGAGAGAAAATAGTTGAGAAGGTGGAGAAATGAAAAATATAGTAAAAGTTGATAATGGGAAAGAGTTTGTTGCAGTAGTGGACATCATACAATTTAGTCAAAATTCAAAAAGATCAGTATTTGACTTAATAAGAGATAATGAGTCAGACTTAAGAGATTTTGGAGATTTAAGTTTGAATAAAGAGTATGGGCTCGACCTACAACTCTTAAACGAACCTCAAACATATTTCTTGTTATCACTAATGAGCAACACGGAAAACATTAAGAAGTTTAAAAAAGAACTAATTAAACAATTCTTTAAAATGAGAAACATAATTGAGTCAAAGTTTGAGCTGCAGCTTCAAAAAAAAGACATATACATCGCAAAGTTATCAAAAGAGCGAGATTATGCAAAGACTAGAAAAGGAAATGCACAATCTATTGTAAATATTATAAGAGAGTACAACATTGAAATAAGCTCAGGAGAGTTTAACGAGTTGTTATTTAAGTTTGGAATGGTTAACAGAGTGCCGAAGGATGGTTATGATTATGTATCGCCTACAATGAGCAACGGAACACCGCTTGTTAATGTTGATATGGCTTTGGCTTTGATAGACACTAACGGCTTCACAAGAGGAAAAGGGTTTGTTGATAATAATCCTACGTTGTTTGAGGTAGATTATGAATAAAATAGTAATAGGCGGCTTAATGCCAATAGAACAAGTCAACCACATCGCAAGACAAAAGATATTAGCTACTCTCAAAAAATACAGTTTTGAAGAGCAGCTTTTTGCTTTGATCCTTTGGAAGATGATCAAAGAACTAGACGAGCCGACACAAAGGCTCAAATATATACAAAGAAATTTAAAGAAGCTAGCAAAGATAAACGCGGCAACTAGATATGTTAAGAGTATCATAGATGCAACAAATAGAGTCTGGATAGACTCATTCAAAGAGCTAACATTCGATGTGAGTATAGCAGGGTTTTGTAAAGCTATAGTCTTTAGAAGAGAAGATATGTTTAAGAAGATGGGTATTAGGCTAGATGATTTTATAAAGCTTGATAAGCTGCACGGTGCTAATGATAAGACAATGGCAACACTTAAAGTTATTAATCTCATGTTTAAAAAGGCTGAGGGTGAAGTTGAGATAGAGGCTATTGAGTGTCAAAAATTCCACGATAGTAAAAAAGACTTGACATAAGTATAGTATGATGATATAATACGGATAATACAAGGGCGAAAGGCTCTTATTACAAAGGAAACCAAGATGAAAGCTTCAACAACAAACTTTACACAAGAGCAAGTGGATCAGATGATGAAAAAAATTGATAGCGAGAATAAATCGGACTTCAATTTTTTTAAATTACTTGGATCAATAGCAGTAGCAATCGTTTTGCTAGTTTTATTTACAATAGTTATAGTCAATATATTATTTGCAGGTATTTTAAACAAAGGTTTTATCCTTTCAGTTATAGCACTACCGGTTTTAATATATGTTACTTATAGACTTAATAAAGGGATGAAGTAATGAAAAAAATGACAGACGAAGAGTATAACAAGCTTGAAGGGTATCGTGCGACTCAGTTTAAAGACATCGCAAAGTATGGCCTATTTGATACACTCAACCCTATGCCTCGTCAAGAGAGCAAAGCATTTGAGTTTGGAACATTACTACACACATTAGTTTTAGAGAGAGAAGAGGTAGCCAAACGGTATGCTCAGCCACTCGACAGACCTAAGCGAAGCAATGCAGACAAAGAAGCTCATGCCGATTATGCAGAAGCCAACAAAGACAAAATTTTAGTTGATGCTAAAGATATGCAGCAAGCTATTGAAATGAGTGAAGTTGTACTCAATAGATACGGCAAGATAATTGAAAGAAGTTTAAGAGAGCTAGTATTTGAGACTTCAATCGATGGCATCAAGCTCAAAGCTAAGATTGATATTTACGACCCTAAAAGTGGCTATATTATTGATCTAAAGAGTACCGCAGACGATCTTCAAAAAGTTACACAAAACTCTTGGGATTATGGTTATAGTTTACAAGCAGGGTTTTATGAGAGAGTTGTAATTGATAGTGATCTAAACTATTTAAACTTTGGTTTCCTGTTTAGCTCAAAGAAGGACAAAAGAGCTTTGATGTATGAATGTAGCCAAAACTTTATGGAACACGGACGAGCTGAGTTTGCAAGAGTGTTTGATCTAGTACAGAGATATGAGAACTCGCAAGAGATAGAAGATGCAGTTAAAGTTTTAAATATGCCTAAATGGTATATGGAGAAACAAGCATAATATAAGTATAATATATGTATAATAACATTACAAGGAACACAAAATGCAAGAAAAGACACAACTAAACGAGTTAATCGTTACACCCGAGACAAACGAGCCTTCACAATTGGAAGTTAGTGAGAGAATGTTTGCACTAGAGCAGAGAAAAGCCCAAGCAATGATCTCAGGAAGTATATTGCCACAACATTTTAAGAATGTAGGTGATGTTATTATCCTTAACGAAATGAGTCAAAAACTAAATGTGCCTACTGTAATGCTAGCACAACAGTTATTTGTAATAAAAGGTAAGCCATCAATGAGCGGCCAACTTGTTATCGCACTTATAAATGGATCAAAGAGATTCGATAGCTTTATGCAATGGGAAGAGGAGACAACTCCTAAATGGAGAATGAGAGCATTTAATATGCTTGATGGTCAAAAAGTGTTTGGAGATTGGTTAGATGATGAAATGATCAAGGCTAACGGATGGACTTCAAACACTAAATGGAAAACAATGAAGCAGCAGATGGCTAGATACCGAACGGCCTCTTGGTTTGGTCGTCTTTATGCCCCTGATGTATTACTAGGGTTTCAAACAGATGATGAAGTAATTGAGGTTGAAGTAATTAACGAGCCTAAGACAAGAGCTAAAAAAACTCTAATGGAGGATTAATAAATGGGATTTAATAGAATAATACTAGAGGGAAGATTAACTAAAGATGTGGAACTTCGGTACAGTAATAGCGGTATTGCTATGGCAAAAGGAAGCATTGCAGTAGGAAAAAAGTTCACAAGCAATGGAGAAAAGAAAGAAAAGACATTGTTTGTAAATCTTCAATTTTGGCAACGAAGTGCAGAAATATTTAATCAATATTGTCGCAAAGGAAGTCATATTTTAGTTGAGGGAGAATTAGAAAATGCTAATTGGACTGATAATCAAGGCAATAAGAAATATGACTTTATTGTAAATGTATCGTCTATGCAAATGCTAGACTCTAAAAGTGATAGCACGAGTACTGATAAAAATAATTATCAGCAGCCACAACAACCTCAACAGTACCAACCTAAGAATGATGGCACGACAACTCAGCCAACACCAACTTATGAAGCTCAACAAGGTGATGGGAGTTACAAAGCAGTACCACCACCGCAGCAAGTGCCTGCAATAGATATTTCAGAAGATGAAATAATATTTTGAGGTCATACATCTTCAAAGTAAACAAAGCAGGGTACATCGTAGCGAGAGTCGTTTACAAAGTACCTTATAATAAAAAAGGAAAGTAAAATGTCAATGAATAGCGATGAATATTACTTCATTAAGGGATTATTAGAGATAAGACCTCACATGACAGTAGGACAAACGGCAAGAGTGCTTAAAATAATGAGAGAAGGGGTTTAAGGTGATAGAAATTAAGTTTAGAGTATGGGATAACAACAATAACGAAATGTTAACTGATAAGCCGGGAAGAGGAAGAGTAACGGAAATTCTATTAAATTATCACATGGGATTACTTAAAGATAATCCGTTCTCGTTTATGCAAAACACTGGCTTAAAAGACAAAAACGGTGTTGAGATTTATGAGGGGGATATTACTGAGTTTTATATTGACTTTGGCTATGGAGAACAAAAAATTACAGCAGAGGTTGTTTTTGAAGATTGTGGATTCAAATATAAAAGCGAAGCAGGAATTGACTATATTCGTGACTTTAACAATGTAGAAGTTATTGGGAACATATACGAAAATAAGGAGTTATTAGATGGCAAATAAAAATGAAGCAACATTCAAGGCGAATATAAATATAGATAAAGATATGTGGGAGAGATTCAAGAGGGTAGCGAAACACAATGATTCTACGGCCTCACAGTTAGTAAGACTTTTTGTTAAGGATTATATGAGCAAGAACTCTAGGTTAGAGTTGAAGTAGTACTTATGGCAACAAGTGAAGCACAAAAAGAAGAAATACGAGCATTGTTTGGAGTCGGTGATCTATCTAATGTGCAAATAGCAAAACAAGTAGGTGTCAATGAAAAAACAGTAAGGAATTTAATCACAAAAGAGGGGTTAAAAAAGTCCGAGATATCCGAGCTTGCAAAACGAGAAGTGCAAAACATTATAATGGCAAAAGAAATAAAGTCCGAGAAGTCCGAACAAAGTCCGAGAATATCCGAGGCTTATAACGAGGTGTTCGTAGACCTATCAAGTGCGATAGGTTTATTCCAAAACTCAACAATGGAAAACCAACAGATGGTTAACTCGATTCAGCATCAAATCAAAGCAAGAGGCGAGAACGAAGATGATCTCTACAGTCTAGGTGCTATAAGCAAAATAACTGAGACTAATCGTAAGCAGTTGTTTGGTATTACTGAGCCGTTTAAGGGTAAAGAAGAGGATGAAGAAGATAAAATAATACTAAGGATAGAATGATGAACTACTCAATAATATATGAAAATTTTATTTTAGACAGAATGGAAAAACAAGACTTTGTCGGATATGGGGAAAAGCATCATATTGTCCCTAGGTCGCTAGGAGGAACAGATGATAAAGAAAATATCATAAGGTTAGCAGGGTCTGATCATTTTTTCGCACATAGATTATTAGCAAAGATACATGGTGGCAAAATGTTACAAGCAATAAACATTATGATAAACCAATACAACACTTTAAATAGATTTAGCTTCGGTCATTTTAGAGAGGAATATGCTAAATATATGAGAGAGTTTCATAGTGGGGAAAATAATAGTTTTTATGGAAAAACTCACGATAAAGAAACAAGGCTTAAAATAGGCAGAAACCAAAAAGGCACTAATAATGCGAACTATGGAAAAAAACACATATTTAGCGAACAAGCAAAAATAAACATGAGCAATGCTCACAAAGGAAATAAGCACTCAGAAGAAACAAAGAAAAAAATGTCTGAGTGGCAAAGAGGCAAAAAGAAACCAAAAGTAAAATGTCCTTATTGTGGATTAATCGGGAGCAACTCAAACATGAAAAGATATCATTTTGAAAAATGCAAAAAGATAGCATAGTGGAAATAGAAGTTGTTTTTGATGTTGACAAGACATTAAAGCCTAACCAAGCATCAATATTCAGAGACACAAGCAGATTTAAAGTGGCAGGGTGCGGGAGAAGGTTCGGAAAATCATATCTAGCGACATATATTATTATAACAAAGGCACTAAGCAAAAGAGGTAATTATTTTTTTGTCGCCCCGACATTTGCACAAGCTCGCCAAATTTTATGGGAAATACTGAAAGACAAAACGAGAGATAAATTAGCAAGAAAAATAAATGAGAGCCGATTAGAAGTAGAATTGTTGAACGGTTCAAGGATATTTTTAAAAGGGGCAGACAGACCGGACACAATGAGAGGGGTTTCTTTAAGTGGTTGTGTCATAGATGAATTTGCAACAGTTAGAGAACCCGAGACAGTATGGCAGCAAGTATTAAGACCGGCTTTGTCTGATCAAAAAGGGTGGTGTCTGTTTATATCAAGCCCCGCGGGAAGAAACTATTTTTATGATTTATATAACGAGGCGAAAGACAGAGAGGGTTGGAATAGTTGGCAATTTACTACTCTTGATGGTGGTTATGTTGACGATGAAGAGGTTGAAAGTGCAAAACACGATCTTGACAAAAGAAGTTTCAATCAAGAGTATTTAGCGAGTTTTGAGTCTTTTGAGGGGCTAGTAGTTCCGGATTATGATCGTGCTTTAAATGGCACTATTGAGACTATAGAAGAGGACGAAACACTAATAATAGGAATAGATTTTAATGTCAATAAGATGCCTTGTGCCGTGTTTGTTATGAGAGATAAAAGGTTGCATCTTGTTGACTTCTTATTCGGATCATTTAATACAGATGCACTTATGAAAACACTAGAATTTAAATTTAAAAATAAAAAAATGTTTCATACTGATGCAACCGGTACTGCAAACAAATCAAGTGCGGGCGGAAAAACAGATATTAAAATAATTGAGAGTTACGGTTATAAAGTTTATAATCTGAAAAAAAACCCTAATATTATCGATAGAGTAAATAGCTTTAACTCTATGGTTAAAAGTGCAGATGGGACAAGAAAAGTATTTTTCAATAGCAATATAAAAAGAGTTGTGGAAACCTTAGAAAAGCACGTCTTTGATGATAACGGGTTGCCAAACAAAAAGCATGAATACTTTGATGATGTATTCGATGCGATAAGCTATGCGGTATGGCATTATTCAGACTATGGAAAAGCAAGATTAACCACTAATCGTAGATAAATGATATAATATCGGCAATAAAAGGAGCATAAAATGCCAAATGCCGATGTCACATTTCTTCATCCTAACTACAAAGCACACTATGATCAAGTTAAATTCGTAAGAACGATTTACGATGGTATAGACAGTGCTAGAACACTTATTCTTAAAAAACCAAACGAGTTTGACGAGGACTTTAACAACAGAGTGTCAAACTCAACTCTCGAGAACTTCATTGAGCGAACAGTCTCTACAATGAGCGGTGAGATTATGAGAAAACCTTTAACATATGATGGTTTCACAGAGTCAGAAGTAGAGATATATAAAGTAGCAAACAAACACAAATCACTAAGCCAACTTACAAAAGATTTGATAGCTAACGGTATACGAGACGGTAAAGCTCATATCTTAGTAGATATGCCCACGGATGGCGGAGATGCTTATTTTAGTATCATAGAGAGACAACAGGTCACAAATTGGAAAAAGGACGAGAACGGCATTTATACGATGGTTGTTATCATGGAAACATATCTTGAGGAAGAGGGACGATTTGAAGTTAAATACAAAACTCAGTATCGTGTAATTGATGAACTTGGAAATGTTGAGATATGGCGAAAGAGTGGCGATAATGGAGTTTGGGAGATTTACGACGAGATAACAACTTCTTACAACTTTTGTCCGTTCTTTGAGTTAAGCCTAGGCGATGTCCCACCTCTTTATGACATAGCGACTATAAACGCTTCACATTTAAATAGATCGTCTCAGGTTGACGACTATTTAACTGAGGGACTTGATCCACAACTCGCTTTTTTTGGTTGTGGTGTTGGTGGCGATGATGATGTCTCAGGTATAGGAGAGAAGACAGATACACCTAAGGTAGTTCTTGGTATAAGAAGTGCAATTTTTGTTGATGATACAGAAGCAAAAATCGAATGGCTAGAAATGAGCGGTGCGAACTATGAGATCGCAGAAAAAGACCTTGCAAGTAAATCAAGTGCAATGGCAGATCGTGCCTTAAGACTTCGTAACGAGTCAGCAAACAACGAAAGTGCAACAAGTGCCATTATAGACAACACAGAGAAGCAATCAAGACAAACAGACATCGCAGAAGATGCAGAGACAGCAATAAACGATGCAATCAAAGCTAAAGCCCTTATGATGAATATCAAAGAGCCAACGGGTACAGTTGTAGTCAATAGAGACTTTAATACTATTTCTATGGATAGCGGTTTAATTGGTGGGCTTAATGCTTTACAAGTAAGCGGAAACATATCTAAAGAAACACTACTTAAAGCACTTCAAAAAGCTGAGGTTGTTGACATTGACGACATTAAGCAAGAACTACTTAGAATAGAAGAAGAAGTAATACCAATGGAAACAATCGAGTAACGATGGAAGAGTACCGAAAGAGCCTATCGAGTCGTTTAATACCCGATAGCGAAAGAGAGTACTACTTAGCACTAAATAAGGCCTACGATGATGTAGTGGCTAGACTTGGGCGAATTGAGTCTAAACTAGCTAAAGGTCAAAAGAGTTATTTAGGTACAGAGTGGGAATGGTCACGAACTCAGCTTAATTCTATAGTGAAGAATATAGAAGAAGAACTCAACAAGCTCAGTATAGGTTTTAGAGAAGAGTTCAAAAAAGAATTGCCCGAACTTACAATGTATGATCATATCGCAAGTGTTGACGAATACCAATACACTCTTGAAGCAGGTGGAACGGCTGCAACACTTAAAAAGATAAATAAAGATCGTATGGCCAAGATCATCAAGACCGACAATCTGTTATTTGTGTATAAAACTAAGAAGGGTGACAAAAAGGCTAGCGTCTCAGTCAAATCACTTTTGGCCTCACCAGCAGATAATGCAGTCAAGAAGATAAAAAGCATTATAACGGCAGGTGCAATCGCTGGAGATAGCCCGACTAAGATCGCAAGAGACATCAAAAGAGATTTTGTAAGTGTTAACAAGTACAACACGAGAACAGTCGTAAGAACTTTAATGGCTGAGGCTCAGACAAGTGCTGATAAGCAAATGTATAAAGACAATGAAGAATATATACAACACTTTATATATGTTGCTACTCTTGACACTAGAACAACTACGATATGCAGATTCTATGATGGTAGAGTTTATAAACAATATCCACCTATGAAGTATGTGCCACCATTGCATCCAAACTGTAGAAGTGATCTTGTTGCGATTCCTCACGGTTATGAGCCTAAGCAAAGACCGGTTAACCTTATGACTGCTTATGACAAGAAAAAAGCACGTGCAATAAAAGACCCTCACGAAAGAGAGAAGTTTTTAAAGAGTAAAATTTTTACTACAAGTAGCAATCTCACATACAAAGAAGCCATTGAAAAATATCCACCTCTTAAAGAGAGTGGGGCGATTAAAAAGAGTTATTATATTGAGAAATTAGGGATTATGGTATAATTTCAATAGAAATTCGGTGGAATTTGAAAAAAATTATAACACGGTGGTGTAAATTATGGCATTAGAACAAATAATCGAAGCTTTGGGCGATAAAGCTAGTTTAGTAGAAGAGTTAAACAGTTTAGTTGGTGCGAATTCGGCAAATGTCGAAAGAATTGGCACACTTGAAAGTGAGTTATCAGATGCGGTGGCAAGACGAAAAGCTTTACATGAGAGAGTTAGTAAAACAACCGGACTTACAGAGTTAAGCGAAGAGAACTTATTAAAGTTTGCATCTAATGCAGATGAAGGACTCAAAGCAGACAATGAGACTCTACAACATAGTCTAGCAGAGCTAAAAGCTAATTATGATGGCCTAGGAGCTAAACACGAGGGCGAAATAAGTGAAATGATACTTAAAGACACTCTTCGAGGTTTGGGAATAGGTGATCGTGTTCAAAATGACCGAGCCTTTAAAGAATTAACAAGCTTGGTTCTTGATGGGGCAGTAAGAGATGGAGCAACATTTACTTTTAAAGATGGAGAAAAAACAATTTTTGGCGATGGTGGGAAACCTATATCGGTAGAAGATCGTGTGATCCAACTGCAACAGAGTGAATATAGTTACCTCTTTAAGCCGGCAACCGGAGGAGGAGGAGGGCAAACACCTGCTCCCAACTCTCAACAACAAACTAAACTAGAGAGTGCCGTTTCTTCGGTTATCAATAGTATAGATAAATTTTAAAAAGGCTATATTATGGCAGGAAATATCACAGATTTCGTTATTTATGACGAAGAGTTCGGAAACGCATACACGGAAACACTAAAGCAAAGAGTTGGATACTACAACGAAGCTTCTCGCGGTACTATTATAATGACTTCAAAATCAATTTTAGGTAACTTTGAGAAACAATCTTTTTTCAAATCATTAGCTAGTGCAGCATTAGTTAATCATCGTGATCCGGCCTCAGTTGCTGCAATTACTGCACAAAAAATTGAGCAGGGTGAGAAAATTGGAGTTAAACTCAACAGATACTCTTATATTCAAAACTCACTAGATTCTTTCAAAAAAATCGGTCAAGGTGAGGCAAGTTTTTCACAAGAGGTTGGAGTTTTAACTGCGATGGCAGCTGCGGAAGATGCTTTCAATACTGCAATCGCTGCTTTAATGGGTTCTTTACAAGTTACGGGTGGTCATGCCGTTCAAGGTGACGGAACTGCTGATCTAACTTTTAAGGGTGTTAATGCACTTCGTTTCGCTTATGGTGATAACTACGATGCTGTAAAAGTTCTTATTATGCACTCGTCAACTGCAAAAACTTTTGTTGATTTAAATATTGATGAAAAACTTGATACGGTTGCAGGTGTTACGATTCGTACTGCTCAAATTGCATCACTTGGAATTCCTATCTTAATTACAGATAGCCCTGATCTTGCTATGACGGCCGGTAAAGGTGTTCTTGCACTTACGACAAATGCTTGTGTGATTGTAGATAGCGAAGAGCCAACAGCAGACATTCAGAGAGTACAAGGACAACAAAATTTACTCCTTTCAATGCAAAGAGAGTGGGCTTTTAATGTTTCTGTAAAAGGTATTTCATACACAGATGCTGCAATCAGTCCGACTAATGCTGATCTTGCTGATAAAACTAAGTGGACTAAAACCGCAACTGATGTTAAAGACGTTGCCGGAGTTATTTTCAACGGTTTGTCGTGATTTATTATGAGTTTTCATAATGATGAATTCTTTAAAAACCCTTTTTTCAGTTCTCCTTTTTTTGGAGAGCCGTTTTTTGAGGAAGAAGAGTTTTTTAAAGATCAACCATATTTCCCCGATGGCCTAGAGTCAACATCAAATATATTTGTTGGTGAAGATGAAACAAATTACGGTTTCTCAGATGGTGCAGAGTTTGGAAAAGCAAGCCCCTTATTTGTTGTTTCAAGTAATGGCGATGAATATAAAATCAAATCATTATTTGTTAATAAGTCGGGCGGTGGATCAGCTTTCAAAGTGTGGGAAGACGAAATACCTCTTGATGGAAACATCACGACTATTAATATTCAATTTGAGGGTTTTAGTGACGATTGTGTTTACGAATGGGTTGAAGCTTCAAAACGATATGAGTTAACAACGGTTAATCCTTTACTATCTGAATTTTTTGGTGGTAAACTTGGGTTATACATTGGGACAACTTACAGTTTTGGGATACAACCTAAAAAAACAAAGAGAAAGAAAAAGGCTGATTAAATGGCATTAATTGTATATCCTCTTGAAAATTGGGACTCGTTCGTTGATGAAACACGAGCGATAGCATTAATTGGTGGTTTTGTACCTAGTGCCGGAACATTAGCCTTTGAGGCTCTTGATTCAGCAGGTAAAGAGGCTATTTTAAGACAAACGGCCTTACAAATAAGACTTTGTCCTAATATCATATTACCAACGGACAATGAAAGTAACTTGGAGTATGCACAATGCTATTTAACTACTTATGCCTTAATCACAAATATGCTCTCTTTCGATGCTAATGACAAAGCGATCTCAGAAGAACACGCAGGAGAAGTTGGAGTGTCTTATGATACTAAACTCAAAGCTAGCGATAACACTGAATTTGATCCAATGACAAAAGCATTGCTTAAAAACTATGGTTGTAAGAGTTCAAATCGTGGGTTCTCGCAATCTTATGTGGGTAGATCGTAATGTTTGCTAACAATATGAAAAAGGTTACTGATAAGCTAACAAAGAAGTTCGGGGACACGATCACACTTGTTGAGATAATACAAGGCGATTATAATCCTGATACCGGCTTAGTTGACGAAACAGAAATCGATCATATTGTAAGAGGTGTTATATCCTCATATAATACGAGTGACATACTCCCTGAGAGTGTAAATGTTGACGATTTAATGGTTATGGTTTATGCAAACGACTATGATCTCGATAAGTCTTGGAATGTTAGATATAACAATAAAGTTTGGAATATCATAGCAGTATCAAGACTCTCTACACAAGACGAAACGATTTATTACAAACTTCAAATAAGAAGTAAGTAATGACACCTACCGAAGCCCTCGCACAAATCGAAAAAGATCAATACAAAATAGTCACGAGTGAAGTAAGCAATTTGTTTACTGATCTAAAGTTTATTAGTCCGGTTGATTCGGGAAACTTTAGACACTCTTGGTCTATGTTCAAAACTTCAAAACTCTCTTGGCGAATAAGCAACACGGCTCTTTATGCTGATGTATTGGCTAGGGGTAGAAGATTCGTTAATGGTCGCTATGAGGGTTCTTTGCAATGGGCTAACGGCTTGAGTCCTATGTTGCAAAAGACTAGCAAGAATATAGAGAGGCGAAATAATGCTATATACTACTAAAAGAGAGATAGAACAGTATTTTATCGACAATTGGACTGCGACACCTATACAGTTTCAAGGTGTAGATTTTGACAGTTCCGACAAATGGATCAGTCTTGCTTTTATTCCGGTTGATAGAACCTCAAACACTTGCAATAGAGTATTTGAAAACAGTCAACTTAAGATTCTATGTTATGACAAATCGCCAACTCTTGCTATTAAGTTACTTGACGAGGTAAATACTTTTTTTGATTGCAAAAGTTTATCGACTTGTTATAGCGGAACGGGTAATGCTGACGGCCTAGGGGTTCAAGACCTCTTAAACAATACTTATGAGGTGGCAACACTTTATGAAGTTAACAATATAATATAAGGATAAAATTATGGCTATTATGTCTACAAAAAAAACGAGTTTATTCGTCAATCCGGGTGCAACACTACCAACACCACCGACAAATTTTGTTGAGGTAACTGACCCGGTATTGCCTACACCTGAATTCAGTTCAATCGATATAAATCGTCTTGACGGGAAACTAAATTCAAAAAGTTCAGTTGTCGACCTATGTCGTGTTAAAACTTCTTTTGATGCTAAGGCAAATATGAGAAGTAATAATGCCGCTGCTGATGCTCTTGACACACTACCCGAGTATGGTTTACTATTAAAATGTGCAGGGTTTACTGAAACAGTTGACACAACAACACCAGGTGAAGAGACAGTTACTTATGCAAATAATAATGTTTCAATTCCAAACAGTTCAGCAGTAGTTTACATTGATGGCAATAAGCTCACAATGACAAACTCTCTTGTAAGTGGTACAACACTAGCATTGACAGTTGGCGAGCCGGCAACAGTTACAAACAACTTTCAGGGTTATATGGATGATGCAAAAGGAACACCCGAAGCTAACCCAACAGTAACATTAACACAAGAGCCTTTACTTGTTGTATCGTGTGCAGACCTTGTTTTATTAGATGGTACTTGTTTACCTATCGAGTCAGCATCGATCGCAATGAATGAAGAAGTGTCCGATTTGTATACAATGGGTAACGGAACGGGTGGTTGTGGTCTAAAAACTAATGTTATTACTGATTATGCACTTACATTAGATTTAACTTTTTTCGTTGATAGTGCAGCTTACGGGAGAGAGGCGACATTAATCGAGAGCGGTCTTGCAAAATCGGTTGTCATTAAAATTGGTCTTGATAGTACGGGAACTCTCGTGAATGGAAAATCAGTTGAAATAACTTGTGAACTAGCAAAGGCTACAACATATAGTGATACAAATAAAGATGATTTATTGTCAAGAACATTAACACTAAGACTTTTTGACGGTACTAATCCGGCGGTAAGCATTAAAAACGGGTTTTTTAATTAATATCTAAACAATGGCGGTTTACTTGGTTGTACCGCCACCAAAACAACCAAAAAAACAACCAAAAGGTAAAACATGAAACTCACATTTAAGCACGACTTCACAATAGAAACAGACGACAGAGACTACAAAGGCACTTTTGCCGACCTCACACGAAAACAAATCAAAGCTTTTGAAAAGAAATTTAAAGATAGTAACCTTGCAGACGATGAACTCGTAAAAGAGAGACTTATACTAAGTGTAGAAGGTGACGACAAAGAAGAGATTTTAGCACTTGGGGAAACTTACAACTATAAATCAATATTTGACACAATCATTCAAGACATAAATGAGCGAAAGGCAAAAAACTAAAAACACTCTTTGCATATTTTGAGCAAAAAGGATCGGGCAAAGGTATCGACTCACTTAATGCCCGTGATGTTGAGAGTGTTATAAATGACCCTTACAGTAAGATAGTCGATATTCCAAGTGATATGGTGTCACAAGTTGTAATGTCAATATTCAATAACACCCCATTCATTTACAGTCAAAACGGATTAAGTGGTTTCAATTATGAGGCACTTTCGGATCAATGTCGCTGGCATAAAGTAAAGAGAAAAGATTTTATTCCTATTTTATTATCATGTGTCAACTATTATATAAAAGGAATAAACACGCTATAATTTTACTAGGATAATATCCACCGTGTAGGTTAAAAGGATATATTATCGCAAAACTTGACATAAATATTGATGTAAACGGTGCTAATAAACTAAATTCACTAGATAAACAACTAACTAAAACAGAGAAGTTAACAAAAGGTGTAAATAAATCTTTTTTAAGCTTCGCTTCTCGAGCGGGTGGAATAGCAGCAGTTGGAACGGCTCTTTATTCTACTGCTAAGGCCGGCTTTGAGTATAATGCAGCAATGGAGCAAAGCCTTCAAGGGTTAACGGCTCTTTCAGTTGCTACACAAAGCAAAGCTATACCCGTTATGCAAAGATACACTCTCGCAGCCGAAGAGGCGACCGCTACAATGCGAGAACTCGAAGAAATCAATTCCCAAACACCTCACACACTAGATCAAACTAATAAAATATACAAATCAATGTATGTAAGTATGAAAAATGTCGGTGCTACTACTTCTCAGATGGTGGAACTCACAAGAAGTCTATCGATAGCAAGTGGAGCGGCAGGGATTGAATTCAATTCTTTATTAGCCGGCGTTGATGGTTTAGCGACCGGAACGGTACTTGCTAATAGTGATCTTGGGCGATTTTTATCGTCATTAGGATTAACAAACAAAGCATTAAAAGAGACTGATGATGTTGTGGGACTCCTTACAAGTTCACTAGAAGATTTTAAAGCAGCGGACACAATGGCGGTTGCTACTTCAAATCTAAGTAATGCTTGGAGTAAATTCGCAGGCAACTTAACTGCTACTCCTTTTGAATGGGCAAAAGATGGAATAAACGGCCTTGCAGGATCAATCGAAGATTTAAACAGATACTTAGAGTTTAATGAGCAGGCTTATTCTAATGCCATTAAAGAACAAGAAGCCTATTATGAGTATGTAAGAAGTGGCCAAAAGAAAAAAGACGACATAGCGAGTGCAACGGCTGATGCAAATGAAGCCAAAAGAGTTCAAGACCTTTCACAACTTCGATATGAAGCAGCAATAGCAATTGGAGTTGAGGCAGACACACTAAGCAAACTTGATAGAAAACAGCTTGAATATGCTTTAACTTATGCAAAAACTACTCAAGGAATGGCAGAGAGGGACAGACTTGCAAAGATTCAAGAAGAACAAGATTTAGCACTTTATGAGACTCAAAGCGTTTTAAATAATGCCGTGCTAGAAAATACAAATGTAACGATTCAAAATAATGTTGCAAAAGAACAAGCAATAATCGCCACTAAAGAACTAGCAGCAGCAGAAGCAGCTTATTATACAGAAGCATCTTGGAGAAATAGCGATGGCACTCTCAAAGACTCAGGCGGTAACGATACATACACAGTTTATTCGTCTAGTGGTGGGAATGAGATCAACCTTTTTAATAAGACACTTTCACAAAGCAATCCTGTACTCGCTACTTTTAACAACAATATAGAAGAAGCAGCTCAAGACTTTAGCTCACTTAATCAAGTTTTAGGATCGCTTGAGTCAGGGTTACAAAGTATAGTGTCAGGACTAAGCACAAACTATTTGAGTTCGGCAAGATCATCTTTGTTTGGTGGAACTTCAAACGATATTTCATTCGCACAAGCAAAGGCCTCAGCACAAGAAGCTTGGGATATATTCAAGACCGACACATTCAATCAGGAATATTTAGACACTTATAATAGTAAAATGAATGAACTTATCGGAACACTTGACGAATTCTCGGATAGCTCAAGATATGATTCTAAGGCACAACAAGAGTTTGACAAGCATTTAGCACTTAGACAGATAGAAGGTTTCCAAGATGCTCAGGTTGATACAAAAGATGAAGTAAACTCACAACTCGAAGTGCTTAAGAAGATTCAAGCAGCAACAGAGGGAAGCAAAGGCGAACTCGAGAGCCAAACAACACTAAGTGACCTTATTAAAAATGCAATATCTGATGGAAACATAACTGCTGAGGAAATGAAAGCGATCGAAGATGCAAGCGGCAATAAGTTAACCGGAATTGATAACAAGACTGTAAAAAATGCAACAACAACTCGCTCTCAATGGGTGAAATTAAAAGACAAAATATTATATGATACTCAACTCGTAGGAGGATATACAAACTCTATAACGGGAGAGTATGTCCCTCAGACACTTGAAAGCAAGCCGTATGCAGTTGGTGGAGAGTATGGCTATAGAAGTGGAGTAGGTCAAGACATAGGATACCAAGCCGGAGGTTATACGGGTAACGGTGGAGTATCACAAGTTGCCGGAGTTGTGCACGGCCAAGAGTTCGTTGTAAATGCACAAGCGACAAAAGACCTTGGATTAAATGGATCAAACGGAGTCTTTCAGCAGATGAATACAAAATTAGATATGTTGGCTCACTTATACGAGATTAATAAAACAACAAAACGATCTCTTTCAACAGAGAGACAAATTTTAGATAGCTTACTTGAGGTTTCAGCATGATAGCAACACTACAACAGATAGAAAGTTATATTAGTATAAATATAAAAGTAGCAAATCTTGATTGGGATCCTGCGACAGCTTATGCCTTCGGTGATGTTGCTTTTTTTGAGCATTATGACTATAAAAGTATTGTAGATGATAATGTCGGCAATAATCCCGCAGATAGTAGCACAAAATGGCTTCTTTGGTCTATCAGTAATAGATATGCTCAGATTGACCTAAGATCGACTACGGACACGGTATGGGACTCAACAACTGCAACCGATGTTAATGATGGGGCTTTATTAACTTCTTTCGTAAATAATGGCTATGATTTAATTGCAATGGGTAAAACTCACGGGTCAAATATGTTAATAGAATTATATAACGATAGTGATGTTTTGGTATGGTCAGATAATGAGATCGTTTATGACCGCCCAACAAGTAATAGTTGGCACGGATACTATTTTGATGATTTTCGCACCGATGTTGATCAAAACTTTATATTCAGACCGCCTGTTATAGCCGGTGGATACTTCAAAGTGAGAGTTGATGCCGATGTAAGCAATATGGCCTCAGTCGGCTATTTGATTGGCGGTAATTCAATCTATCTTGGTGACACTTTATACGGTGTTTCAGTTGGCCTTGATGATAACTCACTCATAGAGACGGACAGTTTCGGAATTAAGAGCATTAAAAAGAGAACTGCGAGCGAGAGTCTTGATCTTGATGTTGTGTTCGGTGCTAATCAGATACAGTTTATGAAAAGAAAGGCAAGAGAGTTGCAGGGTGAAGTTGCTTTGTTTATTGGTGATGAAACAGTAAGCAGCCAATACGAATATTTGCCTATACTTGGATATATCGAGAGCTATACAAGTGTGCTTAGTAATTCCGTTATAAGCCAAGGCTCATATTCACTTAAGGAGATTATTTAAATGCAAGTTTTAATTGTAGGTAGTTTCGAGATCAAAAAAGGTGTTGAATACTCGGGCTTTGTGCCTCTTGGTAATGCCGTTCGACTCACAGAGAACATCAGGGTGTCAATCAATAGAACACCGTTTATAAATGTGCCTCTCAACATGGACTTATATACATTAGTCGACTTCACATATACTTTTGAAGAAGATACGGCCATAATGTTGACAAGAGTCGTTGAAGATGATTTGAGCACGATATGGCTTCACGAGTGCAAAGATGAAGTATCTATATACCAAGATGCAGAAACAGACATATGTACGGTTACAACCGGAACAGACGACACGAATATTGGTTATGTAAGCGGTTCGGCAATGTTAGAAAACACGGCATTTTTTAGTCAGGATGTTATCATAAGAGTGTATGACGATGCAACACTTTTATATACAGTTACAAAAAGTGTTGATGGTGGGACAACAGAATCGGTCACTTTCGGTTTCTCGGTCGATAATCCTATATTGGCGATAAGTGATGTTAAATTCTCACTCGAACCGTCAACAGACATGACAGTCAAGGGACTTCAAGCAAGTTCAAAAATTCAAGTACAAAGGATCTCATAATGGCAATAACTCAAACAATCACGGCTTTCCCACCCGCACCCGACTCCTCAACGGATACACCGCAGGTTTTTAATGTAAAGGCAAATGATTTTGTAGATCATCAAGCAAATACATATGTTGGCGAGGTTAACACACTTTCTTCACAAATGAACACACTGAAAACAGAAGTAAACCAAGCACAAGCAGACACAGAAACTGCAAGAGACGAAGCGGTTACGGCAAAAGATCAAGCAACAACAAAAGCAAATGAAGCAAGTGCGAGTGCAACAGTTTCAGAGGATCAAGCAATCATTGCAACCACAAAAGCACAAGAGGCCGCGGACAGTGCGGGGAGTGTCGATGCAAATGAAATAATACACAAGGTTGGAAGTGGGCTTCCTAATGAGGGGTACACTAAGGCGGAGATTGATTTATTGCCTAGTAGAAAAAACCTACTCATTAATGGTGGGTTTGATATATGGCAGAGAGGTGATAATTCTTTAAATGTCAAAAATACATACACTTCAGATAGATGGTATTTCAATACTGGAACAATTGGTGATGCTAGCGTAACAAAAGCATTATCAAGTGGTC